TAGATTTAGTAGAGTACAACAAAAGAATCCTAAAGCAACACAACCAACTGAGAACAAGGTAGATGAAGAAGAATAAACTAGACAAGTCTTGGATTACCAACCCAAGAGGTCAAGATGACACTTACAAAAAAGAAAAGAAACTTCGTAAAGAAGGAGATGGTGGGAGTGGTGCTGGAACTAGTGGCTCTTTTGGTGATAGCGGGGGTACTGTATTTACCTCATCCAACGCCGGAATCTTTACCCCAACTCATGGAGATAATAAGAGAAAACCAAAAAAGAAGAAAAAAAGTGGCATTGGAAGACTTGCCGATTTCATCACAGACAATTCACCTGAACGAAAAATGGCAAAATCAGAAAGCAATAAATTCGTTGTAGACCTTTTACAATGGGTAACTAAAGAACTTCGTAAGGATGATGTTAAGTTTAGACAACAAACATCTAGTACTGAAATGAATGACCAAGTACAAGACCCTGTTGAGTTTGATGCTGACCCTGATGAACAAGCAGATGTTGAACAAAAAGATATGGAAAATAAAATTAGAGCTTTAGACGATAAAGAAGATATAAAACATAATGATAAACAAGAACAAGGAGATGCTAACCAAGCTGCACCAGCTGGATTAGAAATTCAGTTGGCTAAAGGTTGGGAGGCATTTGCACCTCAAGATGATTTACATAGAGGTGGCGATAAAGATAAAGAACAAGGCGAAATGGATGAAGATGAGTTTCCTCAAGGGTTAGGTACTGTTGATGAAGAGGAAGAAGAAATAGAATCCCCTTTCAAGAAATTCAT